CCTAATACTCCTGTATGACAGCCCAAAATAATCCAGTTAATTATGCAGAAGCCATTCAATGGCAGTTATCTGGCATATTGTCGCCTGTTCCTGTATATGCTAATTTCAATAGAAATTATGCAACTCAGGATAAATTTGTAACTTGGTTTTTGCGCAATGTGCATCAGCCTGTATATACTGGACAAACACAAAATAATAAAGGCATTGATACTCCAGTTTTCCAAATGTCTATATTTGCAAAAGATATGGGCGATGCTTTCAATCTGGGCAACGATATACTACAATCCCTACATGGATATTCAGGAATGTTTGGCGATTCTGAAACAACAGGATTTTTTGTAGCAAAAGCCGATGTATATTGGCTTTATAATACTTACGATAATGAAATAGGGTTAAATCAAATTATTTATGATTGCACTCTTTATATACCAGCATAAGATACGATTTATTAACTTACTTTTTAACGAGGTTTAAAAATGGCTCTTATTGATCAAGTCTTGCCGGGATATGTAGCAACCCTTTGGACACAAGATGATGCAACTCCAACCCCATTTAGCGTGGCTAACCTTTCTACTTGGGCTACTGCGGTAGAAACTATCTGCGGCACTTCCGCAGGCGGTACTGGTACTGCTGGCATCCAAGTTCCTGTAGAAGCAGTTCCTTCTTTTGGTGCTGATGATGCTTTTGCGGCTTATTCTATTGCTGGACAAAGAACAGGCGCAAAAATCACCACCCAAAATCAAGTAACTTCTTTAACTGTTACTGCGCCATGGAATCCTGCTGATCCTGCGCAATTATTAATCCGTGATGATGGCTACAATGGCACAACTATTCGGACTTATGTCATTGCGGTATATAACGGCACAGACACAGTTGCTTATGCTTTTAATGCTCGTATTGGCGGTATGCAATGGGATATGGCTCCCGATGCAGAAGGTAAATTTATCTTTACCATCCATCCAGTAGGTAGCAACGAGTACGGCTGGTCTAACTCTTAATAAAAAAACCCCTTCGGGGGTTTTACTATATATGACAACACAAAACGCAAGCCAAGACCTGTTAAATTTTTTGATTACCCAAGCCAATTCTGGAAGCAAGGATTGGTTTGGATTTCATCAGCAAAGAATTGCTGGCATTCATATTGCATATAGGATTGCCGAGAATCATGCAAACACAATGTCGCCTGAAGATGTTGCTGATTATGCATTTAAATTAAATAATGCCATTTTTAATAAGTTAATAAAGGCAAAATAATGTCTAATGTTAAAGTCAGTTTTGTTGGCTTTGATGAGTTTGGGAAATTGCTTAAAGAAATGCAATCTGATTTTAATGAATCAGATCAGAAAAAGATTTTGACTAATGCAGTAAGAAAAGCAATGCAACCAGTTTTAAGTCAAGCAAGAGCCCTAGCCCCTGTTGATACAGGCGCATTAAGGGCATCATTGCGTGTTGAAGCAAGAAAACCTTCAAGAAAAGATAAAAAATCTATTTATGTAAAAACAAGCGATGTTGTCATTGCAACTGTTACTACTGCGCCAAGCAATGTTTTGGCAAAAAAACAATTTTTAAATCACAAAACAGGTAAAAAGCAAAAAGGTATTCCAAGTGATGCCAGAGCAATTGCAAATGAATTTGGAACTGCAAAACATGGAGCCAAACCATATATGCGTCCAGCATTAGAATCACAAACAGGTATAGTATTAGATGATCTGGCTGGATCATTAAGATTGGCATTGTTAAAATATAAATCAAGAAAATAGGAAAAAATATGAGCAATTTAGAACAAGCATTTGGCAAAAAATTTAATAAAGATAATGTACGCATTAGAACATTTGATTTTAATGGGCATACATTCAAAGTAAAAATTCCTCTTTCATCTGAATATGAATCTATATTAGTAAATGTTCAAGAAGTAGATGATGCAATTGTAGAAAAGTATTACACCGATTTATCTAGTGAATTTATAAAAAATAAAGAAACTATGAAAGATCAAAAAGAAGTTGAATTTAAAGATAATGATGTAATAGTACAAGGTCGTTCAATGAGAGAAACGGCTAAGAATAAAGCAATTTCTGAAAATCGTATTGTGGCTATGATTCGCCTTTTAGTTCCTGAAGAAAAAGATTTTAATATGGAAACTATTACATACGATATGGTTGATGAACTTTTTCCATTTAGCGTTCAACTGGAATTAGTAGAAGAAATTGGTAATGTTATTTCTCCTAGTTACAAGGCAATTAAGGGAAAGTAGTAAGGTCTGTCCGTAGGCAAGTAAAGGCTTATTTAACTGCACACGGTACAGACCCAGCAACAGTTGATGAAGAAACATTAAACGATATTTCCATTATGTTTAATGATGGAATTATTGGTAACTTGGGAATAATACAAGTGCTTGGAAGTTATACTGCTGGCTACTTTAATAGTATGTTGCCAAAAGGAAAGCAACCATATAAACTGCAAGATATTATTCCTTTGCAATATGAATATTTGTATCCACCTCTTACAGAACAAGATAAAAAAGACAAGATAAATCAAGCATTATTAAATTTTGTAAAAAGTGCGCCTAAAGCACCAAAAAAACTGTTTGAGGGATAAACATGGCACAGAATGTAGCAAGACTAGGTGTAATACTAGGAATCGATACCGCAGAGTTCACTAAAGGTATTGGCTCTGCTACTCTTGCAATTTCAAAATTTGTTGAAGCAAGCAAAACACAAATAATGGTTGGAGTGGCTGGTATGTCAGCCCTTATTGCCAAAACAACCGCATACGCTGATCAAGTAACCGATCTGGCTGATGCCAATGAAATGTCCATTAGTTCTGTAATGGCTCTTGGCTCTGCGCTTTCAATATCGGGCGGTAAAGCGGAAAACGCAGGCAAGATGTTGTCTAGCCTTACAAATAAAATTGATGCCGTTACACAAGGTGTAAACGATGCGGAAAAGCCTTTTACTAGATTAGGCATAAGCATTTCCGAAATTGCATCATCTTCAAATGAGCAATTGCTAAAAAGAGTTGTTGAGCAATTAGCAAAAATGTCTGATGTAACAACCAGAAATGCGATTGCGGCAGATTTATTTAGTAAGGCTGGAAAGAATATTACATGGTCACAATTTCAACAAGAATTAGATGCTGGAATAGAACGATTTAAAGCATCAGAAGAAGGCATTCGTGCTATGGCAGATGCCGCAGATAGTTTAAATATTATCTGGACAACTTTAATGGGCGCAATTGCTAAAGGAGTTGGTGCTGATTTAAAAGCAACTGTTGAATATTTAGACAAAATTAAAGGCTCATTAAATATTGTTGGTTCAGTATTTAGCACGGTATTTGAAACAATTGTAGTGCTAGGTGCTAATGTCTATTTTGTAATAGAGCAAATTGCAAAAGCAATGGATCGGTTGTCATTAGGGTTTTTTGCATCAAAAGAACAAGTTAAAGATTTTTGGGACAATTACAACAAAGAAGCCGCAATTGCACGAAAAAATTTGGATGATTTCCAAAACAAAATTCTTGCTCCTAAAAAAGAAGAAACAAAATCAAAAGATATAGAAATTGCCACAAAACGGCAAATTCAATTAAATACGCAACAAGCCAATATGATTGCAATGGCTAAATTGTTATCTGTTGAATATGAAAGACAACAATCATTTCAATTAGCGCAACTTGCCATTCGCAACAATATGCTTGGAATGACAAAAGATGAGCAACGAGTACAGGAAGCAATTAATCAAGTATTACAATCAACAAGCCAAAAGATTGATGACATTACAAAGCGCAGAGAAGAAGCGGTTGGCAGAGGCGGTCAAGAAAAAGTAATTGCTGAATATGATGCGCAGATTGCAAAAATTACACAAATGAAAGATGTATATGTAAGAGATGCGGCAATTATTGAGCAGTCATCTATTGCAACGCAACGCACATTTGAATTTGGTTGGAACAAAGCATTTAACCAATATGCCGAAGATGCGCAGAATTATGGCAAATTAGCGGAAGATATGTTTGCTTCATTTACTAATAATATGAACTCTGCAATTGATCAATTTGTAGAAAAAGGAACATTCTCATTTAGTAAGTTTGCAGAATCAGTAATTAAAGATTTACTTAAAATTGAAATGCGTATGCAAGCATCGCAATTATTAAGCATGGGAATTAAATTTGGAATTGGTGCTATTAGTGGCGCAATGGGTGGCGGTGGACCCGAACCATTAGGAATGATGGGTGGCGCAGGATTTGGAACTGCCGCAGATGGCGGCATGATTAATGCACCAACTCTTGTGGGCGAGAATGGTCCCGAATTGTTTATTCCGCAAAGAAGTGGAACAATAATTCCAAATCAGCAGATGAGTAGTTACGGAACACAACAACCACAACAAGTGTTTAATGGACCCTATATTGCCAATATGTCTGCAATAGATACACAATCAGGTGTTCAATTTTTGGCTAAAAACAAAATGACGATATGGAGCATGAATCAATCTGCTAATCGTTCTATCCCTGCGAGTAGATAATTATGAGCCTTACACAAATCCTTGCTATTAGCGAATCAGTAGGAATTAATGATCAGCGTTTTGTAGGTCAAGTAATAAGCCGCAACCAACGCATTGCCACATCTGAAATTATTACAGTAGTTCCATTTGCGTTTGAAATGAAACCAATGAACTATTTGTATTACAGTCAAAATCGTGCTTTGCTTAATTCATTGCGCATTCCTGACAAAGCACTTCCACAATATTTAAATTTTGGAACAACTGGTTGGAATAGTTATATTAATTATCAAGGCGACATGACAGGCGGACAAATTGCTACTTGTGCATGGCAAACATCTTCTGCAAATAAAAATCTTGTATTAGGTTCTTTGCCATCAATTTCGTCTAGTTTATATATTGTTCGTGCTGGAGATTTTTGCCAAGTAGGTTTGTATTCTTATATTGCAACTGCCGATGTACCAAGAGGTTCAGGATCTACCGTAACTATTCCTGTTCATCGCAATTTAATTACTACATTAACCAGCACAGTTCCAGCAGTTATTGGTCAATATGGAACAACGGTTGCTATGGGCGACACAACATATACAGGCATTACATTTCAAGTTGTATTGCGTGATTACCCAACTTATACATTAATGCCAACTGCAAATGATTCTTTTATACAATGGTCTGGAACATTTAAAGCATTTGAGGATGTATTATGAATGTAATTCCACCAGTAGAAAATACAAATAATATTCGATATGCAGATTTTGTTAGAGTAACAACACCATCCGCAGTATATCGTTTTGCAAGCACACCTTCCGCTATTACTGTCCCAGCAGTTGATTCTGAGCCATTTGATGCTTTAGGCATATTGATGAAAGTTGGCGATACTCAGCGTGATATTAAATCTACCGCTAACGAAATTTTTTTAATACTAATGGTGCGTTATTAACAACTGGTGGAACTGGCGGCTTGTATCAATTTTTTAATGGTTACATTAATTCATTTGCTATTAATGAAACATGGATGGAAGAAGTAAGACAATTTGTTGGTGTCATTTCTGTAAATGCTTCATCAATACAACTTATCCTTAAAAATAGAACGGCTGGAAGATTTACTAATGATAACAATTGGCAATTTTTTAATGCTGGAGATACTAGCATGGATAGAGTTGCGTTTATTACAAATATTAATTACAACTTTGGCAAAGGCGCAAGCCCTAATAGTTAATGATAAGACAAGCCACAAAACAAGATAAAAAACAAATTATTGAATTAATGCAATTGTTTCGTGCTGAATCAAGCATTGAACAATACAAAAATTTAAATAATGAAATTTATTGGAATAAATTATTAGATACTATTTTGGCTGGTGCTGGAATAATATTTATAGAAGATGGTGTTGGTTTAATAATGGCAATTATTACACCGACTATATGGTGCGATAAGACTTTATATATGCAAGAGTTGGCATGGTATGTAAAGCCAGAACAAAGAAATACAAGTATTGGATATAGATTATTAAAAAAATATGTTGAATACGGAAATAAATTA